CCCGCCGCCGGAGCCGGCGGCCCTGAGCCTCTTCGCGACCCGCTCGAGCTTCTCGCCGCCGGTGATCTTGACGTCGAACATCAGACGGCGGTGTCGGTGCTCATGTACTCGGCGATCACGGCGCCGTTCGTGCCGTCGTACTTGCACTCGAACGGGATCGACTGACCGACCACGTCCGGGCCGTCGACGCCCGGGGTGTCGCCGGTGAAGAACGTCTGCGGCAGCTTGAACCGCATCGTGTACGCGAACGTCGACGCGATGATCGGGCCGACCCACTCCAGCACCATCGAGGTCGACGTGTTCGCGACGAACCGGTCGACGAACAGCGTCTTGTCGGCGAAGTCCACGTCGAGCGAGCCCGTGATCTTCACCGGCCCGGACGTGATCTGCTCCGACTTGAGGCCAGAGTTACCGGCGTAGAACCGGTCAGCCTTGAGCGGCCGCTCGATGGTGAGCGTCACCTTCCGCACGCTGGTGACGGACGCCTCCGACGCGAACGTGCCGAGCTTGACGTTCATCTCCTTGAACTGGAACGGGGCCGCCCCAGTCGGGAACGACGCCGCGACGAGGGTCTGCGCCTCCGTCAGGTCGCGGCAGTCGACGTCGACGTCGCAGGTGAGGATGTCGTCGACGCCGCACGTGAACGTCGCCTTCTGGATCTTCGACCCGAGGAACGTGTACGGCTTGACGGTGCCGTCGGTCTGCGGCACCCCGACCTGGATCGTGAGGCTCTTGCCGAGCTGGTCGGCCGCCACGGTGTGCGTCTGCAGGTACGCGGTCGTCGCGCTCTGCTGCACCGGCGACGTCGAGGAGCCGAGCAGGTGCGCGAGGATGATCCCCGCCTGCTTCCGCGACACCTCGAACGTGATCGTCCCGGACGCCTGACGGGTCGTCTCGAGGTACCGGTCGCCGCGCTCTGCGGCCTCCCCGGCGTACAGCCCGCCGCCCTGCACGCGGTTCGGCGTGAACTTCGGGTTGCCCTTGAGCCACCCGACGAGGAACCTGTCCGGGGCGGCATACGTCCCGAACGTGGACTCGGCCTTGCATCCGAGCTGGGCGCCGAGGCCCGATCCGACAGCCATCAGTCGTCACCCTTCTGGTTGTTCTTGGGCGCAGCGTCTGCGGACGCCCACACGTCGGTCTGCACGACGAACGCCTCTGCGTGCGCCTCGTCGACCTCGACGATCTGGCCGGCGAGAACCAGCAGCCCGCCGAGCAGCGGCACGGTGCGGTCCTCACCGGACACGTTCTTGACCTTCGCCATGGCGGGGCCTTCCTTTCATGCGAGAGGCCCGCACGGCGGCGGGCCTCGAATTGTGTTGCGGGAGAGGGTGATTCAGAGTCGGGCCTTGTATCCGATCGTGAACTCGACGAACGCGGCCGTCGGCTGGCCCGTCTCGTACAGCAGGCCCCAGTCGGTCGAGGTGGCGCATGACGTCCACAGGCACTGCTCGACGCCGAGATCCGGGGTGTCCAGACACAACGCCGACACAGCCTCGACGATCGCCTGCGCCCGGTCACGGGCGTCCTTCACGGACTCGTCAGTCGAACGGGCCGCAGCGATACAGCGGATCTCGCCGGCCTCATCCCGCGCGCCCTGACCGCCGACGGTGGCCCAGTCCTGCCGGGCCGACCCCGAGTAGATGGGGCCGGTCTCGGACAGCGACGGCACACCGACAGCCAGGAAGTCCGCGCCGTCATCAGCCGTGGGCATCCCGTCACTGACGGTCACCCCGGCAGGCACGACCGGCTCTGCCAGCGCCACCAGCGCGTCGACGAGCAGCGGGTACGCCGAGGCAGTCATCAGGCACCCAGCACGGGAACGTAGGGGGCGAGCAGCTGCTCCACCCGGAACGGGAACATGTACGCGGCGCCGGGGATCGTGTTCGCGACCGTCTCATTCGCCGCTGACCCGATACGCGCCGCACCACCCGACCGCTGCGTGTCGAACAGGTGCCGCACCAGCTCCAGCACGGCCAGCTTGAGGTCGTCCGGGACCACAGCCCGGCCGGCGGTGTACGTGACGTCGTAGAACCGCGCCGTGAAGATCCCGCCCTGCAGGAACACGACCCGCCCGCCCGACAGCGGCGTCAACTGCGTGACATCGACCGCGCCACCCGAGCCGACCGGCACGACCGACGTGAGCGAGATGATCGGAGCCTTCGCGAGCCGCAGCACCGCGCAGTAGCCGCGGACCCGCTCATCCTCGATGCTGACCGACCCGACAGGGCCGACCCGCTGCCCGATCGCAGCCTCGGCCCGGTCGAGGAACGACTGCAGCTCCTCGTCCTGGAGGTTGGCCGCGATGTTGAGGTGCGCCTTCGCTTCGGTCAGGGAAACAGCAGACATGCGACGTCACCCCTTGATGGCGGTCGCGCGGGTATCTCCCGGCGAGGGCAGGTAGTCGACTTCGACGGACGTCCACCCCGCGGCGAGCATCTGCTCGCGCAGCTCGTCGGGGTGCACGTTCGCGTAGTGCTCGCCGGCGAGCCTCGGGCCTCCATCGGCGCCATGCTCGGAACGGCCGGGGCCGGCCATCGTCAGGACGATCCTGCCGCCGGCCCGGCACGCCGCGGCTGCGGTGCGCAGGATCTCCGGCCACTCGGGCGTGTGCTCGAACACCTCCGTGCACACGATGACGTCGTAGACCTGGTCGGGCGTCCACGTGGCGGCGTTGGCGACGATGTCGACGCCGGGGCCGTCGACGATGTCGAGCGAGCGGTACGGGTCGGCGTTGGGGAACAGGTCTCGGACGCCGCCGTTGATCCAGCGGCCGCCGATCTCGAGGACGGCCAGGTGCTCGTCGCTGCCGCGAGCCTCGACGTAGGCGCGGGCCTGCTCATGCATCGGCTGACACCTGCGCGTGTAGCGCGACCCGCTCGAGGAACAGCTCGCGGTCGGAGGCTGCGGACTGGTCGCCGAGGTCGTAGATCTCGTCGCGCTGCCCGCCGCCCCAGAGCGGGTGCAGGTGCTCGACGATCGACCCGGGGGCCATCGCCCACACGCCGCGCTGCTTCGCTGCGAGCGCGAGCTCGAGGTCGACGCAGTTGTGCCGGTAGCCCTCGTGGCAGACGACGCCGGGCCCGTCCCATGACGCGCCGACCTCGTCGACGTAGTCGCGGCGCACGAGCACGTGCGGAGAGTCCTGCCCGTTGACGACCCGGGGGCCGAGGTCGTTCGTGCCGACGACGGCCGCGCGCGCGTCCTCGGCGGTGGCCTGCGCATGGTCGAGCCATCCCGGGTGGAACCGCACGTCGTCGCCGACGCAGAACAGCCACGGCTCGCCGGTGCGGCGGTACCCGGTGTTGATCTTCGTCGCCCACGACGGGCCGTCAGCGAGGAGCACGGTCGCGCCGGCAGCCTCCCATGCGGCGATCGTGTCGACGTCGTCAGCCTCGGCGATGGCGTAGGCGGTGGCCAGGCTCGTCGAGGCGCGCAGCGTCGCCATGAACGGGGCCGCGTTCTGCGGCCGCCGCATGACCGGCACCAGAACGGCGACCTCTTCGGTAGCCGGCGGGGCGACGTACTGCCTCCAGAAGTCCTGCTCGCCGAGCCAGACCGGTTTGTGGTGCGTCGTCCGCACACCGGTGTGCACGAACACGTCGAAGCCGAGCGCGCCCGCCCGCAGGCAGAACGACAGGTCCTCACCCATCAGCCGCCCGCCGGCGCTCATGTTCGGGACGCGGTCGTACCAGACCGGCCCGTGCGCCTTCGCGATCGCCTCGAACACGCTGCGGTGCACCAGGATGAACGCCGACCCGGTGCCGGCGCACTTCACGACCTTGTTGACCGGGTACGTCGCCCGGGACAGGAACCCCTGCTCGCCGGTCGGCGTCGTCGTCCAGTCGTAGATCGTCGGGGCCAGCGCCGTGCGCCAGCCGCCCATCCCGTCGGAGTCGGTGTGCTTCTGCGCGAAACACAGCCCGCCGACGATCGGCCGCTCGACGGGGTCGGCGACCTGCATCAGCCGCTCGAGCGAGTCCGGGGCGAACCCCATGTCGGTGTCGATCCACAGCAGCCACTCGGTGTCACGCTCGAGGAACTGCCGCACGGCGACGTTCCGCGCGCCAGGGATGCCGTCGGCGCCGTAGCACTTCGTCGACAGCCAGCCGCCGGCGATGATCCGGCAGTCGGCGCCCAGGTCGTACCCGACCATCTGCATGAGCGACTCCTGCCAGGAGAAGCTCACGTCGTTGGGGTGGACGTATGCCACCGTGACCGCGCCGCTCACTTGCGGTTGCGCCTCTCCCCGGGGGCTGCCGTAGCGGTCTCGACGGCGCCGGCGCTCGAGGTGCGCGCGCCGCCGACGGGGTAGCCCTCGTCGTCGAGGGGCCGGCTCGACGACAGCCCGTAGCGGGGGTCGTCGGTGAAGAACGTTGGGTAGGCGAGGACGACCGGGTCGTCGGCCGGCCAGTGCGTGCCGTGGTTGACCCCGACCGACGCTCCGGTCTCGGGGTGGGACACGACTGCCGATGTTGTGGCGAAGACGATGTTCATGCGGGGCTCCTGCTCTGAGAAGGGGTGGGCGGCCGGTGGTGCTGGGGAGGCCCTCCCGCCGCAGTGGCGAGAGGGCCTCCCGTTGAGGCGGTCAGGCTCAGGTCTGGTTCAGCAGACGGAAGCCCTGGTTGTTCGCCGAGCCGCCGCCGATGCGGGCGTACGCGAACCAGCCGCGCTGCCCGGTCGGGCGGTTGTTCGTGACGTCGAACAGCTGCGGGACGAGCTCGACCGACATGCCGCCACGGCGGGCGACGACGTAGTTCGAGAAGTCGCCGACGACGGCGACGTTCGTGTGCACGCCCGAGCTGGTGAGGTCCGTCATGTACGGCGTCTCGTACCACTGACGGTTCATCAGGACCTCGGCGGAACCCGCCGAGAGCTGCACCGTCGTCGCGTGGAAGTTGTTCGCCGTGCCGAGCTGGCGGATCTTGTTGTTGATGTCGACCGCGCCGAGCCACGACGCCCGCCGGCGGAACCGCTGCGGCAGCTTCGCCCACACGTTGTAGATGTCGGCCGCGGCGAGGGTGCCCGCCGTGGCCAGCAGCACCTCGACGGTGGTGTCGGCGTCCAGGGCGGTGACGATGCCCATCGGCTCGCCCGTGCCGGAGCCGCGGGTGAACTTGTCGATGAGCAGCTCGTCGTACCCGGACGCGAGCAGCGCGGACATCTCCGACGCAAAGCCGGGGTAGTCCTCTCCGACCTCGATCGAGTAGGGGATGAACCCGCGGGCGGTGAACACGTCGACCTTCGGCTGCGCGAGAGTCGGCGAGTCGTCCGAGACGGCCGAAGCCTCGGTGTCGAACGACCACGACACACCGGCCGAGGAGACGCCCTTCCACGCGTTCGTGTTGACGTCCTTCTGGCTGGCCAGCTCGAGGAACGGGTTCCCGGAGCCCTGCGCCGTCATGATGATCGACGGGTCGATGAACACCGGGATGCCGAAGCCGCCGGCCGAGTTGGTTCCCTCGGCCATCGCCCGGTACTCCTCCCACGCGCGGACGGCGTCACGCTCGTCCTCGGTGAGGGTGAACTGCGCGTGCGGGTTCGTGACGAGCTTGTGCCACGCGTCCCGGTACGACTCGTTCTCCGTGACGATCACGCGGCGCGCGATGTCCGTCGAGTTGCGCACGAGCCGGTCGACCTGGACCTTCTCGTCGTCGCGCAGGTGCGACCCGCCCTCGCGGCTGTCGAGGATGCGCAGGGCCTTGTCGCGGGCCTCCGCGGTCGTCATCCGGGCGACGGACGCGATCTCGCCGGTGTCGAGGCCCAGACGGATGCTGTCGTACGCCTTCTTGACAGCCTCGGGCCGGCGACGGAACACCTCCGCGACCTTGTTGTGGTTGTCGATCCGCTTGATGATCTCGTCGCGGAGCTGCATGCCGAGGTCGAACGCGGCCTGCTCCTCGTCGCTCTTGTCGCGGAGCTCGCCCTGCTCGTTCTGGTGCAGGGACCGCAGGTGCGCGTCCATGACCGTGAGCATCTTGTTGAGCTCCTCGGGCGTGCGCCCGCGCAGGTCGTCGAGGTTCGTCGCGAGCAGCGGCTCGACGTCGTCGGAGGCGTCCATGCGGGCGTCACCGAACTGCGCCTTGTGGAAGGCGAGGATCTGGGCCGGGGTCAGCTCCGGGCCGGCGTGCCGGAACGCGGAGCGGAAACGGTTTCGGTTCATGGCAGGTTGTCACTTTCTCCCCGGGATGATTCCCAGGAGACGGAGGGTGTCGTCGTCGGCCTTCTGCCGGCGCGACTTCTTGCTGGGTGACGCCTCGGCGGCCTGCCGCTCCGCGTCGTCTCGCTCGCCACCGTCGCTCTGCGCGGCCGGTGCAGCGATGAGGTCTCTGAGTGCAGGGTCACGCGCCACCAGGGCGGCGACCTCCTGCATGAATGCGCGCCGCTGCTCGGCGCTCATGTAGTCCAGGAGGGACCGGACGCCGACGCTCGTCGACGAGTAGGCCGGCCACACGACCGGGCCCATCTCCGCGACCCGGGACTCGACGATGTCGCGGCGCAGCAGCTCCTCGTCGGGGACGTCCTCGAGCCAGGTCCGCAGCAGCTCGGCCTCGATCTCGGCCTCGTTCTTGACCTGCGTCCCGTCGGGCCGGTACCAGCGCTCCTTCGCGACGCCGAACCGGATCGACATGCCGTTCACGGTGCCGGTCGAGATGACCTCACGCACCGGCTCGAACAGCGGCGACTGGTGCATCCGGGCGACGACGTGCGCGCCGCCGTTCGGGGCGCGCACCGGGTCGACCTCCTCGCGCGGGAAGCCCGGCTCGAACGACGCGACCGGCAGCGACCCGATGAGCGGGTGCCGGCCGTGGTCGAACTGGATGATCGGCGTCTGCTCACGGAACGACCTGCTCATCGACCCGGACAGGAACCGCTCCTTGAAGCGGCCCTCCCACGAGTCGATGATCGTCTCCGAGTCGAACACGGACGCGTACCCGTCGAGGGTCTGGCCGTCGCCCTCGGCCGCGGCCTCGCCGTCGGCAGAGCGGAGGATGAACGGGACGACGCGCGGGACCTCGGCCATGCGCGCGGCAGCACTGCGGGTAGCGTTCTCACGCGCCATTGGAACCTCCTGATGGGGTGGGTGCGGTGCCTGCGGGCAGGGGGCCCGAGATGTCGGCGCCGGCGCGACGAATGAGCTCGCGCGCCTCCTGGTCGGATACGACGACACCCACGCCGAGGTACACCTTCTGGATGGCCTCGGCGGCTGCACGAGCCTGCTCGGAGTCGGTCGCGGCGGGCGCCTGGGCGCCGGCACCCGCGCTCGACTCCCCGCCGGGCTTCTGCAGCTGCACGGAGTACAGGCCGGTGTGCTTGAGCAGCCGGAAGTCGCCGGAGTCGACGGCGGCCACGACCGTGTCAGGCGTGTAGCCGGCCGCGATGAGCGAAGACACCGTCTCGGCCTTGAGCCTGTTGATCTCGGCCGCGTCCCTCGAGTCCTCCCGCAGCAGCGGAATGTCGAGGGTGTCGAACCAGAGCTCGGCCCGCGGCGGGACGTCGATGACGGTCGCCAGCGCGTGCGCCAGGTCCTGCAGCGCCGGATACACCCACGTGTCCGCGAACAGGCGCCGCGCCTGCCCGAAGTTCCCAGCGTTCAGCGACGACCCCTCGAGCCCGGCCGCGATCCCCAGCACCGGAGCCGGCACCCGCGACAGCATCGAGATCCGAGTCTCCCCGCCGCCCTGCGTCGTGCGCATGTCCAGCTGCTGCAGGTTCGACCCGACGACCGTCGCGTTCGCCGTGCCCGTCAGGTACAGCGTCTTGAACGCGTTCGCGAAGCCGGTGTGCCGCTCCTCGAGCATGTCGACGATCTCGTTGAACGACTCCCGGCTCACAGCCGGGATGCCGGTCACGACCAGGTTCGGCGTCGCCCCGTTCGTCAGGTACTTCGTCTTGAACTCAGACGCGGCCTTGTCCGCCTGGATGTCCCGCAGCCCAGCCGTCACCCACGACATGCCCATCCCGGGCGTCAACGGGTCAGGGATCGGCGACCAGTGCGCCACATCCTTCACGTTCAACAGCTGCGGCTGCGTGTCCCGGTTCCCGATGCCGCCGTTCTGGTAGATGTACCCGATCAGCTCACCGTCGACGGCATGGTCCGGGTGATCCGGCTCGAGCTGCGAACCGTAGACGGCAGCGACGAAGTCCGGCCGCAGCACCCGCAACCGGTTCGGCTGCCGCAGCACGAACGCGTTACCGGACAGCCCCGCATGCCACTCCATCAGCCCGACCAGGTCACCAGTCGTCCCATTCGGCCACGGCCGCTCCAACAGCGACAGCGCCTGCGTCCCGAACGACTTCCGCGGCGAGATCGGGTCCCACGGCGGGTTACGGAACGTGAACCGCACCTGCGACAACACCAGCGCCCGCACCATCTGCGCCGCGAACGCCGGCGGGCACGTCGACAGCGCCCGCATGTACCCGGGCATCGACGCCGTGATCGCCTGCACCCGCGACGAACCCATCGTCGTCGTCATCCCCGCAGGCATCCCATACGGGTACGTCGTGTTCCCGTACTGGAACTGCGACGGGAACAGGTACTGCGTCAGCCAGTCGTCGACGGCGAACCTCTTCTCCGGCGCGGCCGAGACCTGCTCATTGCGGATGCGGTCAAGCAGGCCCATGGGCACCCCGCTTCCGAGCGTCAGTCCATCCGAGCCGCACAGCCGCGGCACAAGTCGTTGCGGCCACCGTCACCGCACCAGCGGCGACACCCAGCCCGTACAGCACGCCCAACACCAGCGACGCGACGATCCGGGCCACCAGCAGGCCCAATGACTGCGCTCTGCGGCGAGCACCCATCCGAAGCCTCCGTTTCACCGCCACGCACCGAAGAAAACCGCCGCCTGCTGCGACAGCCCGTACACGGCGCGAGCAGCCGCAGCAGCCGGCCCCACCTCCGGCGTCTCTTTCAGCTCGATGGCCCGCTCACCGCTCTGCAGCGCCGGCCGCCACTTCGCGGCACGCACCGCGTCGTTCAGCGCCTTCTGGTTGTGATGGTGGATCGACCCCTCGTTGATCGCGTCCTCGAGCGACCCACACCCGGCCGCGAAGTCCGCACCCGACACCGGGACCGTCTGCACGCCCGCCTTCTCGAACTCCTCCAAGAACGCCGAGCTCGCGACCATCCCGCCCCACTGCTGCTGCAGCCGCGCGCACTCCTTCACCGCCTGATGCGCCGGCACCGGCCGGCCCTCGTTCGCCAGCGTCACCACCGTGTGCCCGTCGCCGCGGCGCCACGCCACAGCCACCCACACGTCACGGTCGCCGGTCAGATCCACCCCGAACACGACCTGCGTGCCACGCTCCGCGTCCAGGTCAGCCAGCGCCAGCCACGCGTCGTACGGCAGCGCCCCACCGACCGAGATCGGGTCCTCCCACCAGGTGAGCATCTCCCGCATGAACTCCTCCGGCGGCATGCTCTTGCGCAGGTCCTCGACCGACTCCTCGACGATCCGGCCCGGCCACAACGCGCAATTCGCCTGCCACCACAGCTCACGGTCATCGAGGGCGCAACCCTGGACCAGCCCGTACACGTGCGTGCAATGCGGGTCCACACACTTGCGCCGCTTCGCGCCGTACTCCACGTAGGCCAGCCGGCCATCCTTGCCCGCCCGGCCACGATCCCGCAGAGTCCGCAGCTGACCGGACGTCAACAGCCCAGCCGACGACATCAACCGCACCTGCGCACCCGGCCGCGTCAGCATCGTCGGATACACCGCACCGACATGCTTCGGCTCGCCGTACAGCCACTCGTCGAGCGTGATCCGCTTGACACCCGTCAGACCCCGCGACGACTTACCCGTCCGCGACCGGAACTCGATCCGCTGCTCAACCTGCGTCTCCGGGTCCGTCCGGATGATCGCCAGGTCCTGGTGACCCTCGAAGTAGTCAACCTGCTCGGCGTACTCATGGTTCGAGTCGATCCACGCCTTGAAGTCGCGGAACGTCGACTTCGACGTGTCCAACAGGTGCGACGACCAGATCTGCCGCACGATCCCGAACACGAACATGTCCGCCAGCGCCGCGATGCCGTTCGTCGACGTCTTGATGTTCTGCCGCGGCCCGATCGTCGCAACCTCGAACGACGCCGGCTTGTCCGGCGCCTTCTCCGCGAAGATCGTGTCCAGAATCCACTGCTGCTCAGGATCCGGCGGCAGCCCCAGATCCGCCCCGACCTTCGCAGCCAGATCGCCATTCGTCCACCGGTGAGCCGGCCGAGACCGATACAGAGGCTCGTACATCACGCCCCGTGCGACGCCCGCCGCGCAGCGAGCTCATCCTGCAGCTGCTGCGGCGCCGTCGCCTTCCCTACACCCTTCGTCGCCGTCGCCAGCAGCGCCTCGAGCCGCGCCACCATCGTCGACACCGCCGAGCCCGTGTCCAGCCCAGGAGAGTCGATCCGCCGCGCCAGCACCAGACACATCTGCCCAGCCGGCGTATCCAACCGGCCCGCGGCCTCGAGCTCCTTCGCCGTCGTCCGCTCCACGCCACCGACACGCCGCTCCGGCGCCTCGAGCCCCTCCACGGCCGGCTTCGCCCCAAGAGGCACCACCGCACCCGCACGCTGCGGCCTCTTCCGACACCGATCCGAGCAGTACCTCGCCCGCGGATGCCTCGCCGAGAACGTCTTGCCACACGGGCACGTGACCTCACGCATCGCGCATCTCACCTCCCGGCTTCCGGGACATCGAGACCGTGGAGGGAGATCCTGGCTGACAGATGTCAGCCGGTAGGTCGGCCATCCCGTGTCGACCCCGCCCCCGGGTTGGTCGCGGGGTGTGCGTGTCGGTGGGGTGTGGGCCGGGGTCACCATTCGAGGTTGGTCTCTTGGGTTGGCTCGAGCTTGCCGAAGCGCTTGAGTCCTCCTGCCCTGCGGTTGCAGGTGAGGTGCTCAGGTCCGGTGTAGATGCTCTTGTCTTGGTCGTTGTGGCCGAGCTCCCATTGGTCGCCAGGGTGGATGAGTCCTGTGCAGCGGGGGAACTGTGGGTGGTCGTATCTGGTGCAGACGACGGTGCCTGTTGCGACGATGGGTGCCCATTGTTCGCGGAGCTGCTGGTGGGTGTGGCCGTACCCGTTAGCTGTGGTTCTGCCGGTCACGCGTCTTGCACCAGGTCACCATGTTGGTCACTGGGTAGTGGCGGCGGTGGATGGGGCACCAGTGGGCGCAGTCGGTTTCGTTCGTCGAGCAGCCGGTCGATGCGTGATCGGGACTGTTCCAGCTCTGCCGAGGGGCCTCGTCGTAGGGCGTAGAGGCGTTCGGCCCATTCGACGTGTAGGTCTGCGTCGATCTCCGTGAGGCTGCGTTGGTCATCCACGATCCCTCCACTGTGTGCGTGGGTCATCTCTGGAGGGTGGGTGTGGGCGGTGTGGCGCGTCCGTCTCCTGCCCTGCCCATCCTGTGGGCTGGCAGCCTTCTCGTACCACGACGGGCCGAGGCTGCCGGAGGTTCGTTGCGGACGTCAGATTCGAACTGCGTCTCCGGGTTATGGGCCCGGCGTGGTACCACTCCACCACGTCCGCGTTGTTCCCTCACCCGCACCGCGTGTTGCCGCTCTGGGCTGGCTTGTGTGCGCCGGTCGGTGAGGGTGGCTGTGGGCTGCTGGCATGACGGAAGCCCCGGCTTCGACAGGGGATCGAGGGCCGGGGCTTTCGGTCGAAGGACGCAGCTGTCCTTGTGCACAGTGTGTGACAAATCATCTGCGATGTCCAGTCCTGCCTTTGCGCGTGTCGCGTCGGGCCTTGTCGCAGGCGGCGAGGGCGAGGTCGTCGAGGAGGAGCCGGCCGTCGAGTTTGACGGTGGGGATGCGGTAGCGGTGGACCCATTGCCGGACGGTGGCGGGTTGGATGCGGTAGTGGTGGGCGGCTTCGGCGACGGTGACCCAGTCGCCGTGTTCGTCGGTGACGATCATGCGGATTCCTGGTCGTCGTGTTGGAGCTGTGATGCCTGGATGCGGGCGAGCCATTCGGCGTCGCGCCAGACGCGGCCGCAGTCGTTGTTGCGGCAGACGACGGACTGGGCGCCGTCTTCGCGTTGCAGGGTGCGTTTGTCGCAGGCGGGGCAGAGGTCGTGGATCTTGGTGATGCCGCGGTCGGTGCCGGACAGGTGGCGCAGCTGGCGGGTGGTGGCGGTGATGTCGGAGTACCAGTCTTCGGGGCAGTGTTGGGCGGGCCATGCCTGGTGGTCGGCGAGCCAGTGGCAGAGGCGGGTGGCGTGTCGTCCGCCGCGGAGGGTGCCGTCGAGGTTGCCGGTGAGGTGGCCGAGGGTGGTGATTTGGGGGGTGCCGTGCTGGTGGTCGGTGATGAGGTCGGCCCAGGCTGCGAGGAGGTTGAGTGCTTCGTCGGCGGTGTCCCAGCCGGGCGAGGGTGAGGCTGGGGCGATGTTGGAGCGGCGGGTGGGTGTGGCCGGGTGGGGTGCGTTGAGCTGTCCGTCTTCGCGGGCTGCGACGTTGACGCAGAGCTCGGGGATGGCGAGGAGGTCGCGTCGGATGCGGGTGGTGCAGCCGGTGCAGAGGCGGCCGAGGGTGGCGAGTCGGGGTGCGCAGCCTTCGCAGTGTTCGGGGCAGCCGTCGGGGCATTCGAGGGTGTGGGGGCAGCCTGGTGCGTGGATGCCTCGGGTGAGGCATCCACGCGCGCAGGGGTGCTGGGTGTCGGTCACGCTGCGGGTCGCCCCTTGAGTGGGATCACGGCGAGCATGGCCGCGACGTTGGGGAAGATCGGCACGCTGGGGTAGGCGTGTTCGATGCCGGCGCGGACGAGGGCTTGTGCTTCGTCGGCGTTGAGGTCGTGCTGCTCGAGCCACCGGTCGGTGATGGTGTAGGGCTCGACGATCGCGGAGATGATGCCGAACTGTGCGCGGAAGCCTTTTGAGCCGATGACGCAGTGTCCGAAGCCTTCGAGGAGGCCGTTGACGCGTGGGCCGGTGTTGTAGGCGCCGTCCATGTAGTAGTCCTCGGCGTAGTAGGCGTAGAAGCCGTGGGAGCAGTTTTTGGTGGGGTGTTCGCAGGGTGCGTTGCCGGCCATCTGGTAGCCCCAGGTGCTGCCGGGGCCGGGTGCGCCGCAGTTGCAGCGGTTGATGCCGGGGTGCCATTCGTGGGACATGCAGAGGGAGTGGAGTCGGCCGGTGGCGATGTTGGGCATGCGCCATGCGCGGAATCCGTTGTTGGCGGCGACGATGAACGATGGGGTGTCGCCTTCGGCGTTGAACCCTTCGGCTCCTCCGTAGCTCATGGCTGGCCGGGGTCAGGCGGGGACGGGCTGGCTGGGTGCCGGCGCGGTTTCGGGGATGGTGACGGGTTCGGTGAGGGGGAGGACTTCGATTTCTTCCTGCTCTTCGCCGATGTCGCCCATGGTCCAGCGGGCGTACTTGCGCAGGTCCTGGGCCCAGGCGTGGATGAGGTCGCCGGCGAGGTTGGGGGTGTTGGCGGCTTGCTTGTCGAGCCAGTCGGCGCGGGCTCGCATCTGGGTGGCGGTGTTGCGGACTCGGGTGGCGGTGGTGCTCATGTGGGTGTGCCTTTCTGGGGTTGTTGTGTTGCTGGTTGGCCTGTCTGGTTGGGGGTTGGTGGTCCCTCGCGCGGGCGTGTGCGCGTGTGCGCGTGTACGTGTGCGCGCACGCCCCGTAGGGGTGGGGGGTGAAACGGTTGTGCCGCAATGGAATTCGGTTTTTGGGCTGGGTGAAACACGCGCGTTTCCGCAGGTCAGGCGTGTTTCAGGGGTGGTGAAACATGCGGTTACTGACGGGTAGGGGTGGCTGTGGATAACGCTCTGACCTGCGGAAACGTGTTTTGGGGTGGTCGGAAAATGGGTGGGTGAAACATGGGTGGGGTGAAACATGCGGGCGTCGGCGGCGTTTCCGCAGGTCAGGGGCATGTTTCGCCTGTTTCTGAAACAGGGTGAAACAGGCGAAACATGGGGTCGTGTTTCACTTTTTCGGGCGGGGGTGAAACACGCGCCGGAGAGGTTATCCACAGGGCTACCCACAGGGCTCATCGGGTCTGCCTTGCGGCGATCTGGCGCAGCGCCTGGTGGCAGGTTCGGGGGGTTGCGACGTCGCCGGCGGCGGTGTGGTCGGGTTCGGGGATCTTGAAGCCTTGGGCGCGCAGGAGGATGGTGATGGTGGCGAGGCCGGGTGGCGTGTCGAGGTTGAGGACGCCGGCTGCGTAGGCTTCGATGTCGAGGAGGCGGTGGTGCCAGGGGGCGCGGCCCCAGCGGGCGCGGAGGAACGCGGCGTCGAAGGCGGGGTTGGCTGCGACGAGGGTTGCGCCGTGGAGGGTGGCTTCGAGGTTGCCGTCGTAGAACCGGTCGGGTGGTGTGGTGAGGGCGCGGTTGAGGTAGCCGTTGAGGGTGAGGGCTGTTGGGTCTGGGTGGGTGAAGGTGTGGGGGACGATGGCGGTGTGGATGGGGCCGTCGTCGACGGCGTGTGCGATTTCCCAGATTTCGTGGCGGGTGGGGTCGAGTCCGGTGGTTTCGGTGTCGAGGTAGACGAGCATCAGGCATCGCTTTCGCGTCGGTGTTGGCAGTCGTCGCAGGGGCAGGTGTTGGGGCGTGGGCTCGGCCATCTGGGCGGATTGCTCACTCGTCGCCGCCCTCGGTCGCCACGGCTCGCCCGTCGTGGAACGAGTTGAGACATAGGCCCGCAGCGGTGGCAGACCCCCAGCGCCCACACTCGGGGCAGACCGGCATCCCTCCAGGCGTGATGGTCGCCTCGGGCTCGGGACCGGCCAGCGCGGCACGGATCTCCGACGTCCAGAGCCTCGGCTCGTCGAAGCGGAGATCCGCCGCCTCGCAAAGCGCCTCGACTCGCGCCACCTTGGCCCGCTCGTCGGCCAGCGCACGCTCGGCAGCCTCCGCACGATCACATGCGGCCCGAAAACGCTCCGCCGTAAACGCTGCCAATGAGGCCGAGTGGTCGGCGACCGCCTCCAGCCGCTCGACCTCGGCCTCCAGCCGCGTGATGAGGTCGGCCCTTGCAGACAATTCGTCGAGGTGCGGTTGCATCTCGGCGTCCGCCACGGCCATGACGGCGCGGGTCTGCCACTCACTCAGCGTCTCCCATGCGGTGCGGCTGCTGCCGAAGTAGGCGCCCTCCACTCGGCGGCGCTCGACGAACGCGGCGGGGCTGCGGATCGCCTCGGCGTAGGGCTGCACGCGCTCGTCGGTCGGCGGGTTGACGCGGCACTCGCTGTGGTCTCGGTCTGCGTGGGTCATGGGCGTCTCCTTCATCTCGTGCTCTCGTTGCGGGTCATGCAGACTCGGCCTCGACCTCGAAGTACAGAGCCGCCAGCTCGGCCGTGTGCGTCTGAACGCAGCCGTTCACGGCGCGAATGTTCAGGCCCGTCGCGTCAGCCAGCTCACGCTGCGTCATCCGCCGCCCGGCAGCCCGGACGACATCGCGGATGGCGAGCCAGTGCTGGTCGGAGACGCTCGTCGCCGGCGTCCACGGCCAGGCGCCGCCACGGCGCAGCAGATGCGGGAACTCGCGCTCGTCGCGGGCGCCGCGCCAGTGGGTCAGCTCGCCATCCTCGGCGAGGTTCAGCCCGAACTCGGGCCAGCGCATCCACCCCGACCAGCCGAACGGCTCCTTCGGCCTCTTCTTCCCGGCGCCGCCGTCGCCCTTCTTCGAGTGGGCCTCGAGCAGCACCGTCAGGTCGTGGCTGGTGCGGAGCCGGTCGAGGAACATCGCTACGGGCTTCGCGTCGATCTCGTCGTTCGGATTGCCGTTGGCGAGCTTGTAGATGGGGCCGGTGATGAGCAGGTCGGGCTTGTGGTGGGCGATCATGCGGGTGAGCCACGCCTGGTCGTTCGGGTTGGTGAGGTCGAGCCCGTCGCCCTTGCATTCGATGATGAGGTTGCGGGGGTTGAGCCGGTCACCGGCCTGCAGGCGCAGGGGCCGCAGCTTGCGGCGGGACTGGCGGCGGCTGTTCTCGAGGTCGACGAGGAGCACCTTGACGGGGTCGACCTCGTCGAAGTTGAACGGGTGGATGCCCGATGCCGCCTGGACTGCCCACTGCCGCAGCAGGGTCGACTTTCCAGCCCCTTCTGATGCGGTAAGGATGAGCCGGTCGCCGCGTTCGAGTAGCCCGGGGATGAGCCAGTCGTATTCGGGGTCGTCGCCGGACAGGAGCTCGTCGATGGTTTCGCCGGGGATGGGTTCGTTGCCGCGGGGGAGCGCGGCCGCGGCTGCGGTGAGCTCGTTCTCGGCGGCCTGGTAGAGGTTGGCGAGGTCTCCTGTTTGGGCGTAGGCGAGTTGTTGGATGCGGGCGGCGGCGGTGACGAGGCGGCGTTGCGCGGCGCGTTCGGAGACGATCTGGGCGTAGTAGCTGGCGGATGCTGCGACGGGTGTGGCGGCGACGAGGTCGTGGAGGTAGGTGGCGCCGCCGGCGCGTCGGAGTTGGCCGGTGCGGGTGAGCTCGTCGGTGACGGTGATGGGGTCGGCGGGTTCGCCTGCCATGTGGAGGTTGGCGATGGCGTTGAAGATGAGCTCGTGTGCGGGGCGGTAGAACTCGGGGGCGGCGACGGTTTCGAGGCATTCGTCGATGGCGTTGCGGGAGAGGAGCATCCCGCCGAGGCATGCGCGTTCGGCGGCGAGGTCCTGCGGGGGTGCGAGGGTTCCGTGCTCGTCTTCTGCGAGGCGAAGGTCGGTCACGCGTCACCTCCGTCGGCTGCCGGCTGGAACGAGGCGCACGCCGGGTAGGACTTCCGGACGTCGGGCCCGACCGGGTAGCGGTCGCTGCTGAGCGTGAGCTCGCACTTGAACCAGCGCCTGGAGCGGCCGATGTCCTTGATGAGGAGGTGGGCGCAGTCGCCGCAGGTGCCGAGCTCGGGCCGTGTCGGGCGCTTGGTGATGGGGTGGGTGCCCTGCTCGAGGAGGTCGCGTCGTCGGGCGGTGCGCCGCGCGTCCTGACCCATGCCCGCGTAGGGGTCGCGGGCTGGTTCAGGCTGCACCTCGAAGGGTGTGGCGTCGAAGAGCTGGGGGTCGCTCACCGGGTGCCTCTCATTCTGATGTTGCGGGTGCTCCTCCCGCCCGCGCTGCCGGGTTGGGCGGGAGGAGCGTCTGGCCGGCGGGTCGAGGACCGGTCAGCCTGTGGTCGCCCAGATAGCGCGCTCGGTGTCGGCGGCGATGATGGCGGCGTTCTCGCCGGCCCTGTAGTCGAGCTGCGTGGTGATGTCGGGCATGGGTCAGTTCGCTTTCGTGTCGTAGTCGGGGCCGGCCTCGCCGGTGGGCGGGGGCACCTCGTGAAGCGACTCGAACGACAGCTGGTCGGGGTCGTCGCGCTGCAGGTTGCCGTCGAGGCCGACGAACCAGACGCCGGCGGGCCGGTCGTGTTCGGGCAGCTTGATCGCGATCTTGTCGCCGACGACGACCATGCGGTCGTCCTTCTTCATCGGTTCGACGACGACCGTCAGGGTGACGGAGCCCTTCTTGCCGGTGTCCTTCACCCGGGCGATGAGGGTGTGGAGTGCCTCTCCGAGCTCGTCGTGTGTGCGTCCTCGGCCGTGTTCGCGGAGGAAGTCGGCGAACGGTCTGATGCGGGGGGCGTCGTCGTTGGGTGTGGTCATGCTGCGGTTCCTTCCTGTTGGAGTCGTGCGTTGCGTGCGAGCTGTGCGAGGAGGTCGTGTCGGCCGGCGCGTCGCAGCGCTACCTGCAGGGCGTCCTTCGTGACGTGCAGCCGGTCGGCGATGTGCCGGGCGGTGGCGAGGGGCTGGTCCTCGAGCAGCCACTCGACGTCCTCGGGGTGCACGCTTCGGGCGGGGCCTCCGGTGCGTGTGGGTTCGTCGACCCACGGCTGTGCGTCGGGGTCGTCGATCGTGTCGTCGTCCCAGGCGAGCGGCGGCAGCCAGCCGTGGGCGGCGGCGTACTTGACTGACCGGGTGTAGGAGCCCCGGTCGTACTTCGTGGCCCGGGGCGGCGCCACGTCCCACATCCGGTCGTACAGGCGGCGCACGTTGCGTGCGGTGCGCACGGTGACCTCGCGTTTGCCCTGGACGAGGTAGGCGAAGTTCCGCAGCTCGTAGCCGATCTCGCGGGCGAGCTTCGACTGTGACCAGCCCTGCGCCATCAGTGCCTGCAGCCGCCGGCGGGTGCCGGTGCCGTCGGTGCGGGCGCCCGGGGCGAGGGTGTCGATGGTGGCTCGGACGGCGAGGATCGCGTCGGCGTGCTCGCGGCGGATGCGCTTTGTCGGCGGGTTGCCTTGGCTGCCGTAGATGAGTTTCGTCATGGCGCCCTGCGAGTAGCCTGCGAGCTCGCCGATCTTCTTCGTCCCGAGCCCGGCCCGGGTCAGCGACTGGATGTGTTCGCGGACGGGGCCGGCGTCGACCCACCGCTGCTCGAACCGGCCGTAGGCGTGGAGGCGGGCCCGGTCGTGTTCGTAGGCGGCGTTCGCGTCGGCGCATGGCCGGCAGCGGCACCGGTCGAGGACGTAGCAGGCGTGGGTGCCGTGCTCGTGGCGGGCATGCTTGTGCTGGCAGGGTTTCGGCGTGCGGTCGACTGCGGCTTCTCGTTCGAGGCGGCGGGCGCGGGCGGCTTCCCGCCGGCGGTGCTTGTCGCAGGAGTGGATGCGGTAGGCGTGTTCGGCGCGGGCCTGGTGCTTCGTCGGGTTGGATGTCCAGCCGCAGTCGCTGCAAGAGGTGGTGTAGGTGGTCATGGCTGCCCGGCCTTCGCGGCGATGTAGGCGTCGGCGTCTCGGATGGTGCGGAAGACGCGGCAGCCGCAGTCGCGGGTGGGGTGGCGTTCCTGCGGGCACTTGGGGTCGCGGGCGAGGAACGGGTGGCTGATGCGGAAGCCGTTCATGCGGACGATCTGCCAGGTGCGCGCGGTCAGCACGGCGTCTCCTCGACGCCGGGCGGGCGGGTGTCGACGGGCCGGTGGACGACGGTGAGCTGGTCGACGGGCGCCGAGGAGCGGGTGTAGCCCTGGATCGGTTCGAGGGTGGCCATGACGCCGGTCCCGACGGATGGGGTCCAGAAGCCGGCGACGCGCCAGAGCTTGCCTTTGGCTGAGCGGGTGACGATGTCGCCGACGGAGACGACGCCGTAGGTGGTGGCGTTGAGGATCATGCGGACTCCCGGAATGATCTGGCGAGGGTGACCCCGACGGCGTCGAGGGGCCACGTGCGGGCGGTGAGCTCGAGCGGGTAGTTGAAGGCGCGGCCGGATGCGCGGGCCTTGCGCCACTGGCGCATGTAGATGCGCCGGGCTTCCCTGCAGGTGTCGCAGGGCCTCTCCCCGCGGCGGTGGTGGGCGCGGTAGCCGGCGGGTGTGCCGTGCTCGGTCACGGGCCGACCTCGACACGTGTCGGCGCGTCGCAGAGCGCGCAGGTGCCGGTGCGCGCCGAGTGGGCGGCGAGGTGGCCGCGTTCGTCGGCTCGGATGACGGACTCGCTGGCGTCGTGCAGCTGCGCCTTGAGGGTCCGGTAGGCGCGGGCCTCCTCGATGGGGTCGAGGTCGCGGCGCTGCCCGTTCTCGATGAGCATCGCGGCGAGCACCTCGTCGGGGCGCATGTCGGCGCGGATGATGACGGGGGCGGTCTCCCAGCTGAGGTGCTGCGCGGCGGCGAGGCGGCGGTGGCCGGCGACGACGAGGTAGCGGCCTTCGTGCCGGCGCACGACGATCGGCTGCAGCAGCCCTGCTGTCTTCATCGAGGCTGCGAGGTCGAGGATGTCGCCGACGTCCTCTCGGGGGTTGGCCGGGTCGGGGATGATGTCGCGCAGCCGCATGTCGACGAGCTGCGGTTTCGCGGTGGGGGGCATCGCGAGCGGTGTCGGGATCGGTGTCGCGGAGGCGCCGACCAGGTTGTCGAGGACATCGTTGAGGTCATACGGTGCGGTCATCGGAGCGGCCTTTCTGGCTGACGTTGTGGCCGAGGTACATCGGCACCGGGTCGATGCCGTGCTCACGCTGCAGACGCAGCCGTTCGCGGCGCGAGACGCCGCCCCACGTGCCGTTCACGTCATGGGTGAGGGCGTAGGCCAGGCACGCCCGCCGGAACGGGCAGCCGGCACAGATCGCGGCGAGCAGCTTGTCGTGGGCGAGCTCGCGCGGGCCGGGGTTGCCGGCGATGCCGTCGTGCTCGAAGAACAGCTCCGGGTCGTGGCTGAGGCAAGGCTGGGAGCCGTCGATGCCAGGGAACGGCGCGCCTCGCCGGGTCGGCGCCGGGGCGGTGTTCACGGTGCCGTGCTTCACGCCGACGCCCATGCGCGACGCGTGGTAGGAGATGGCGCTCTTGCTGATGCCGAGCCGTCGTGAGATCTCCGCGCGGGGCACGCCTTCGCGGAGCATGGAACGCAGCTCGCGCACCTGCTCCTCGGGCAGCTTCTTGCCGGCCATGGCGGTCAGGCGTCCACTCGTGAGAGTCGGAACCGGCCGAGGATGGCGACGCCGTCGTCGTTGATCTGGCGGGAGATTGCGGCCGCCGCTGCCGGGGCGAGGCCGGCGACGACGAGCTGCGCCATCGTGTGCAGGTGCGCGATCTCGGCGCGGGTGAGGAGCCGCCGGAACCCGGACCCGGGGCGGCTTCGGGCATGCCGGTCGGTGACGAACCCCTTCTGGCACCAGTAGTCGAATTGCCGGTAGCTGATGCCGGTGGCGGCGAGCACGTCGTCGACGGTGGTCGGGTGGGCTGCCATGTCAGAACACCGGGTCGATCCGGTCGGCGACGAGCACCGCCAGGGCGTACGCCTGCCAGATGTCGGCGCGGAAGCCGTAGAAGAACCCGGGCGCAGCCTTCGTGCCCTTGCCGCGGTTCGGCTCACCGGGCGCGAACCTGTCGATGAGGGCCTGCGCGATGTTGGAGTCGTTGGCCTTCGTCGAGCCGCAGTGGTGCATCTTGACGTCCTTGCGGACGATCAGGTCGCACGGCACCTTCGCCGCGTACACGTCGGCGAGCTGCTGGAACCGGCCGATCCAGACGCAGGTCTCGAAGACGTCCTTGCCGACGGACATGCCATACGAGGCGACCATCTCGACGGCGATGTGCTGCACGCCCGGCTCCTCCTCCCACGGGTCGCCGATGCACAGTTCGAGCAGCCGATCCAGCACCTCCTCGTTCGGTGCCTTCGCCACCTCGACCGGGCGCCGGGACGCGAGGTCGATGAGGGCGTAGCCGGACTCGACGTTGCCGGGGTCTATGGCCAGGACCCGCGTCATTGCGTCACCGCCGCGGCGCGGATGATGTCGAGGGCCTCGCGCAGCTGCTCGGCGGTGAGGTCGGCGACGGGCTGGGCGAAGTGCTGCTCGAGGATCTCCCGCAGCTCGGTGTCGGTCATGCCGCGGCGGCCGGCCTCGAGCACGAGCGTCTGCCACACGACGTCGATCTCCAGGTCGACGGTCGACGCCTCCTCGACGTGCTCGACGAGGGCCTCCTCGGTCTCGTCGGGGATGACCATCGCGTCCGCCGTCAACGCGACGCCGCGCTCCACGATCGCCGCCTTGAGCTCGTCGGTCAGCTGGGCAGACTGCCCAGCACGGTGCCACAGCGCGTTCAGCTCGTCGCGCGAGGTCGCCTCGGCCACGAGCCGCGCCCAGTCGACCGGGGCAGCCTCCAGCGCCGGCGCCGTCGAGGGCGCGGCTCCGATGGCCGGCGCTGCGCCGTGGCCGCCGACGAGCTCGACGAGCCGCTGCTTCGTGATGTGCAGGTCGAGCACCGGCACGACGAACCTGGAGGTCGTCGGGCCCTTCGGCCCGTCGATGATCGCGGACCGCTCCGCCAGTGACAGGGTGGCCGGGACGAGGTCGCCGACGTGCATCGCGAGCTCGGCCATCGAAGGCAGCTCGGCCGCCGCGTTCCAGCCCTTCGACTCCATCCGCCAGACGCCGAGCGTCTCGATCTCGGAAAGCATCACCGACAGGCGCGTAGTGGGCTTCTCGGTGGCCTCGACGTGCTGCGGATCGTCGGGGTTGCAGTAGGCGCCGGCCGCGTCCTTCTCGCCGTCGCAGCGGTGCAGGCAGCCGGCCTTCGACCACAGCTCATACCACTGGGAGAAGCCGCCCTTGACGACGATGACCGGGATGCTGCGGGCGTCGCTGATGACCTCCCACTCGGCTTTGCCGGCGTTGTCCCAGGCGCGGGGCTCGCCGCCGTACCGGGCGGCGATCTGCTCGATCAGGCCACGGTTCGGTGAGGTGAACCGGAACCGGTCGAGCTTGTCGGGGCGGGTGTACTCCTTGCCTTGGCGGCTGGTGCCGGTGACCTTCTGCCCGAGGCGGATCCGTCCCTGCTCGGCCATGCGGCGCTGGATGTTGATGATGGGCATGCGTCATGCCGCCTTTCGGGTGGTGGCGCGCTTCGGCTTGGCCGTGCCGCGCGGGGTGATGGGTCGCAGGCTCTTGACGACGTCCTGGTGGAGCCACTGAGTGCCGGTGAGGAAGCCGCGGTACGCAGCCCACTCCTCGATGCCGGACGGCACCGGGATGAACTCGTAGCTGTCGACGCGGAGGTTGAGGATCGCCGTGCCGACGATGCCCTTGGGCATCGGGATGACCGACCCGTCAGGCAGCCATGCTTCCTGCGCGTGCCGCTGGGCGGCGAGCTGCAGCGGCTGCTCGTTGTAGAGGACGTCGGGGGCCTTGCTGCTGCTCGTCTTCACGTCGTAGATCCACAGGGCGCGCTCGTCGGCCGGGAGTTGCTTGACCTTGCCCTGGATGAACCCGTCGAGGCGCAGCCACGCCATCACGTCGAGGGTTCCGGCGAGCCCGAGCGCAGGGTGTGCGACGGTGAGCTCGGCGGCCTCGATGTGCTTAGTGACGTCGATGTCGAAGTCGGCGAGGAACCGCAGGTACTGCGCGAGGTAGGGCTCGACGTCCTCGTCGCGCATGATGGCGCGGCCGGTGAGGTGCGCCTCGGCGTGGTCATGGATGCGGGAGCCCAGGTCGGCGGCCGTCTCGCGCACGACCTTGATCTCGCGCTTGATCGTCTTGACCAGGCACGGGGTGCACCGGCCGCACTCGTCGGCGACGCGCTTCGGCTTGCACTCGGGGATCCGGCCGGCGGCGACGAGCATGGGCAGCATGTCGAGTGCCTTCTCGGCGGTGACCTTCGCAGCCCAGGGGACGAGTGAGTGCTTCGCGATCGAGTCGAGGACGTTGGTGATTGAGACGAGCTGCTGCCCGGTGACCGGGTGGGAGTAATACCGTCCGTGGTCGGTGTCGTGTGCGTGCTTCGGGTTGGTCATGACGTCGGGCCGTTCTCGTTGTCGCGCAGGTTCTTCGCGGCGCGGTCGCATGCGCCTTCGTAGGTGGGGAAGATCTGTCGTGAGTCGTCGAGGGCCCAGCGGCATTCGTCGGAGCAGCGGCAGCCGGGTTCCCAGCCGGCGCCGGTGATGTGCATGCGTGCGGTTGGCCGGTGTCCTTCGCCGTAGAGGGCGTCGAGCTCGCGCGCACCCATCAGTAGCCCTTGCCGTGCTTGTGCGGCCGCGAGCGGTTGAACGCGATCTTCTCGGCGACGACCTCGTCGATGTCGATGCGCAGCGAATAGAGGGTGTCGAGGCACCTGATGATGCAGTCAGCCAGCTCGACGGCGACGCCCTCTGGCTTGCCGGTCTCGGCGTCGTAGTAGAGGGGCGGGTTGCCGGCGCGGTGCTCCTCGAGCGCCTCGGAGAGCTCGCTGTGAGCGAGGGCGATCATCTCGCCGAAGTTCCGGTCGGCCTCCCAGAACCCGTGGTCGGCCGCGATCTGGTGGATGTCCTTCGCCAGGGCGCCGAGCGGGCCGGATGGGCAGAGTCGGCCGCGCCGATTCTTGATGCAGAGCCCGTCGGGCGTGTGGACGTGCGCGGCGTCGGAGAGCTCCTGCGCGTTCGCGGTGTTCGGCATCAGGACGGTGATGTCGCTCATCGGCGGTCATGCCTCCTGGTCGAACACGTCGTGCGCGTCGTCGAAGCTGGACAGGTAGTGGCGGGTGCAGAGCTTCCAGCCGTTGAGGGTGTGGCTGTAGCGGCGGCCGCAGCGGGGTGAGAGCACGTCGCACTGCAGCTCGACGGGGACCGTGTCGCAGGGGTCGCGGGGAATGGGGCGTTCGATGGGTTGCGCGGCGACGATCCGGGCGCGGAACCAGCCGATGAGCGCGATGAGGAGCGCGAGGGCGAAGATGGCGGCGAGGGTGTTCATGCGACACCGCCGCGGAGTGTCTGCAGGATGGTCCACGCCTGGTCGCGTGTCCGCATCTGGCTGCAGCCGGTGCAGATGACGCCGCCGGGTCCGCCGGCTTCGTTCCAGCAGGGCTGGCAGATGAGGATGGTCCGCTGGGGGTGGCCGCAGGGGCAGGGGTGTGCGTTGACGACGTATTCGGCGGGTCGTGTGCACTGTGTCTCGGAGACGACGGTGTTCGTGAACCGGATCATGACGACGTTGCGGGCTTCGCAGCAGGGGTCGAAGTCGAGGTGCTCGATCGTTGTCGTGTCGATGTCGGGCCGGGTCGGGGTGGCGTTCATCGCGTGCACCTGCTCTCGGTGGTGTCGTGTCGGTCTGCGCGCCAGGCGCCGTAGACGACGTGTGCTGCGGGGTGCTGGGGGTGGTAGGTGCGGACGCATCCGCGGTGGGCGCAGGGCCCGTGCTGCTGGGTCATCGGCCGGCCTCGATCTCGTCGGCGCGGTCGCGGAGGGCGGTGCTGGCTTCGGCGCGGAAGTCGAACACGCCGCACGGGCACTCATCGTCAGGGTGCCGACACGGGGCGCGGTGCATTCCAACAGCGCCAAGCAGCACGGCGGCTTCGCGGAGTGCGCGGGCGGCGATGGCCGGGGCGACCGCATCGAGGAGTCGCTTGGCGCCCATGTGCGAGCCACTGCCCTGCACGCCGTCGCGATTCTCCCAAGCGAACTCATGGACAGCTTCGATCTCGGCGTCGGTGTAGTGCTGGGTCATCGGTCCCACCTCGCGTCTGCGGCCCAGTCGTGGGCGAACGAGTCGTCGGGGTCGTCGGCGCGCAGCAGCGCGTCGCACTCGTCCTCCGAGGCGCAGACGGGGTCGTGCACGCAGTACACGAGCCACTCGGGCAGGTCCGACCAGTGCGGCCCTTCTGCTGGCGGGATGATCCGCATGGATCCGAGAGGATTCGGACGGGCGCACCGGCACTCGTCGGCGAGCTCACCGCAGCCGCCCGGGCAGGGGAAGTGGTGACGATGCTTGAGGGTCATCGGGCACCGCCCGTCGGCCAGTTGGTGCGCAGGACGTCGACGACCGCGATCGCGGCACACGCGGCCGCAGCGGCGACGATCGCGCCAGCCGCAGCGCACGTGAGCAGGTAGGCGCGGACAGCGATGCCGGTCGTGCGAGGTGATGGCGGGTTCTGCACCGACCAGCCGGCGGGCCCGACGACGGCGCGGCTCATGACGACGCACCGCCGTGGGTGCACGCGGCGCCGCAGGAGCACAGCGAACGGGTGCGGCCGGTGAAGGCGGTGACCTTCACGCCGTCGAGGTCGCCGCGCCGCGTGTAGTTCATGCCGGAGCCGTTGTCGGGCTCCAGCGCCAGGTCGACGGCGAGCCGGTCGACGATGTCCTCGGCCTCACCCGGGGCGCGGCCCCAGCTGCTGATCTGCACGTTCACGCCGGTGCTGTCGAACCCGAACGCGACCGGGTCGATGCCGTGCGAGTCGAGCACGCGGGCCACGGCAGCCAGGTCGGAGACCATGTCCGCAGCGGTGCGAGTAGTGGTCATCGGTATGATTCCTTCCAGTGGTGCCGGGCCGCGTGTGGAGCGCATAGGCCCGGCGCTGTCTTTTCTCGAACGGGGGGTGGCACCGCCCGCCGCGGGCAAGGGGGAACCTCGCGGCGGGCGGGCCGATCAGGCGGCCCGGCGCCGGCGGCGGCGAGCCGAGGGCCGCACGGTGTTCGCCATCGACTCGACGAGCGCGTCGACGTCCTCCTGGACGAACAGCCAGCGGCGGCCGACCTTCGAACCGCGCAGACGCGGCGGGTCGGCGGATGCCCAGAGGGCGACGGTGGCCGGCTTGACGTGCAGCTGCTGCGCGACGTCGTCGACGGTCAGGGTCTTGGCGGGGCTCTTGGCAGGGGCGGTCATCAGATGCTCCTGGTGCGTGCGTGCATGTGGTTCGCGATGGCGCGTTCGAGGGCGTGTGCCGCGCCGTTGCCGAGCCGGCGGCGTCCGTTCTCGTAACGTGAGAGCGAGGTCTTCGACAGGCCGGTCATTTCGGCCAGCTCGTCGAGGGTCAGACCGAGTCCTTCGCGCATCGCTCGGAGCATCGCGCCGGTGAGCGCTTGCGTCGTGGTTGGTTCGGCCATGCGTCAAAGTTAATCCGCGAACCATCCTTGACGCAAGGGTTGACGCAAGAAAATCTCAAAACATCTGTATCAACCATGACGCATCCGCGTTCCCTATACTGAGTCACAGTTGCGCCGCTGACAGGGGGCGGCGCACAACAGAAGGGTCGAAGCATGGATGAGCAGCGACGTCAAGCAGAGGGGGCCCGCGTTCGGGAGGAGCGGGAGGCCCGCGGCTGGAACCAGCGCACGCTGGCGGCAGAGGCAGGCGTGGCACCGAACACCGTCGGGGCGATCGAACGTGGGGAGTCAGTGCAGGCAGGGAAGCTCGCGGCCGTCCGCGAGGCGCTCGGCATGCAGACCATCGCCTCCGTCGCCGAAGAACAGGACGTCTACCCGGACGATGTCCGGATCGTCATGGATGCGATCGGGCTGTGGCTGCTGGGCGCACCGAAGGATAAGCGGGCGCATCTGGTGAAACGCATCTTCGCCGCAATTGTCAACTCAAACGGTGACTAGTCATCGCATGGTCACTTTGCGTCATTCCTGCGTTGAACTATGGGCCACTGTCGGCATCTAGTCGTATGGTCCGTGTTGTCCCCACCTTCAACAGCGCAGGGTGTGGGGCGCAGGGACTCTCAGGGCAGGGGTAACGGCAGTGCAACTCGGGTGTGAAGTCATTTGGTCGCAGGCGCAAGGCGAACGAGCGCAGCAGCTCATCGAAGAGGCGACCGGGTTGCCCTGTCCGTGCAAGCGCGGCCTGACGTGCCCGCTGATGGCGGGCGCAGTCATCGCCCGGGAGGCGGCAGAGCGGCAGGCGAAGCCGGCGGCATGACGACGGCGTCCATGGCGCGCGTCGCGGCCTCGGCCAGCGCGTTGCGCATCGCCGGCTGCAGGTGCCCGTAGACCTTCCTGGTCGTGAGGATCGACTCGTGTCCGAGCTGGTCCTGCACCATCTCGAGGGACGCGCCCTGCTCGATCAGCCAGGACGCGTGGGTGTGTCGGGCGTCGTGGATGCGGGGCCCGTCGAAGGTCCACTTCACCCGGGAACGCGGCGCAGGTTTCGGCGTGGCCAGGCCGGCGGCGATGCAGGCCGGCACCCACACCCGGTCACGCCACGACCCGTGGTAGACCGGCGCGCCGCGGGCCCCGACGAACAGCAGCTCGTCGCCGGGCCGGTCGAGCAGCGGCTCGAGCGCCTCGACGACCTGCCGAGCGAGCATGACGGTACGCCGCGACTTCTTCGACTTCGGCTCGCCGATCTGCCGCGGCTGCCCAGGCGTCGACTTCCACGCCTTGACGACGCGCAGGGTCGGCGGGCTGCCGAGAGTGACGTCGCGGACCTGTAGCGCGGTCGCCTCGGACCAGCGCAGCCCGGTGCCGAACAGCAGCACGACGAGCGGCCGGTGCGCTTCGGGGACGGCGGCGATGAGCCGGCCGTACTCCTCGTGGGTCAGGAACCGTTCGTCGCGGCGTTCGTGCTCGCCCGATCTGGGCAGCCGCATCCGGTGGCAGGGGTTCGTGGGGATGAGGTCGGCCATGACCGCGGATCCCATGACGGCGGACAGCAGCCCGTGCGCGTTGGCGATGCTCTTGGCGGCGAGGCCCTGCGCCTCGAGCTTGTTGATGGTTTTGGCGACGGCGGATCGGTCGATGGCGTCGAGAGGCAGGTCGCCGAGGATCGGCAGGAACGTGCGTTTGGCCATGGCGGCGTAGTCGAGGCGGGTGCGGTCGGTGACGCCGGTCAGCTGCTCGATGTACTGGGGGAGCCATTCGCGGAGGCTGGGGACGTATTCGGTTGAGGCGGTGTCGCGGCGGGCGCGCATGGCGATTGCGGCGGGGCCGCCTTCGGCTTTGACGAGGAGGGCGAACCGTTCGGCTTCGCGTTTGGTGTTGAACGTCTCGGTGGTTTGGCGTTTGAGTGCGTCGCGGACGCGGACGCGGTAGGTGGTGGTGCCGTCCTTCGCGCGGTAGGTGATGACCTTAGGCACGCCATTCCTCGCGGTAGTCGGGGTGGTCGGCGTACACGGCGGCGAGCCTGCGAAGCACGAACTCGATGTACGCGTAGCCACCGTCGTGACACCACGGGTCGTCGTCGAGAGCCTTGACGATTGAGCGGAGCTCGACGAGCTCGAGAAGTCGGCGCTTCGCCTGGTCCTTCCCGGCGCGGCGCATCCCGCCGATGATGTGGACGGCGGCGTGCTCGTCCTCGTCGTAGCGGGCGAGGAGGAACTCTGCGAGGGTCACGGCTTCCACTCCTGCCGGTAGTCCGGGTGGTCCGAGTAGACGGCGGCGAGGACGCGCACGGCGTGCTCGAGCCCGTGCCACTTCTCGGGCGTGGTGCGGGCGGGTGGGTCTGCGGCGACAGCCTTTCCCTCAAGCCAGCGGCTGTAGTCCTTCCACGCCTTCCGGTTATCGCGCTCCCACGTGGCATGGTCCTGCACGATGCGCCGCTTGGCCTCGCACTCGGCGAGGACGCGGGCCGGGTCGTGGCGGGAGAAGTGCGCCGCCGTCGTCGGGCTGTCACGGTGCGGCGACCAGTTGCCCATGCCGTCAGCACTGCTCGGCAGCGTGCGCCCGAAGGCCCAGCGCTCATCTTGGCGATTCCCGCCCATGTCGTAGTTGTGACCCAGCGGTGGCACGGCTCGTGCCGCAGCCTCATCCTCGGCGATGCGGGCGAGGAGGAACTCCGTGATCGTGCCGGCGGGGGTGGCTGGCGGGTGCGTCATGCGGCCCAGTCTACGTGCCCATGTGCAAATCCTGTGTGTTTACAAAACGCCGCAGGTCGGGAATCATGCCCTGACCTGCGGCGTTTCAGAGGGTGAGTGACGGGACTTGAACCCGTGTCTGTAGTACGCTGAGTGAGCACGGATTTGACGTTTTCGCAGGTCAGCAGCCATTTTCGACCCGCATACGTCTCCGAACACTTGTACACTTCTGGAAACGTCTGTGTAAATGTGCACACGGATGTTGTATCAACAGGGGAGCCGGGACGCTCTGTCAGGCGTCAGACACCCGAACGTCGCACACAACAGAGGAGCCCGCAATGATCCGCAACACCATCCGCAGCCTCGCAGCAGTGGCCGCAGCCGGCGCCCTGGTCGCCGTCGCGAGCCCGGCCGACGCCCGCCCCTTCGGCACCGGCTGCTCGTACAAGGTGCAGACCGGCGTGTGTCTGCACGTCCCGTCAGGCAGCCGCCCCGGGCCCAGCCCGTCGAGGACGACCCCGGGCACGGTGTGCGCCTACCCGTCCTCGTGGCGGGCCGAGATCTGCGCGAACGGGCCGGTCTACACGGTCAGGCAGGAGCGGAGCCTCGCGGTGCAGTGGGTCAGGTCGCAGCACGGCACGGTGCACGTCGACATCAGGGGCGGGCTGGTCTGGCGGTACCTCGCCGCGACCGGAGTCCTCGCCGGCGTCCGATGAGCCGGCTGAACGAGGCGGCCCGCGCCGAGCTGCGCAACGCGGGTGTCGCCCAGCGCGCGTGGGCGCGGCATCACTTCGCTGACGGGCGGTGGCACGGCGACCGGTGCGGGTGCCCGGACGACCGGTGCATCGGTCATCACCATGACGCAGGGTCGGACTGCGGGTGTCTGCGCGTCCTGCTCGAGGAGCTCATGGTCGTCGAGCCGCGGCGGCTGCGGCCGATGCCGGACGGGATCTGATTCCAGGCATGACGAAAGCGCCCCTCTTCCTCTCGGAGCCCGTGAGAGGAAGAGGGGCGCAGCCTTTGGGGGGTCAGGCGATGACGCCGGCGAGCCAGCACGCCAGCCCGACAGCGACCAGCACGGCCGTCAGCAGGGCGAGCTCGCGCAGGCCCGGCCACACGAACATGAAATGCGCGATCGCCCACAGCATCAGCCCGTTCACGACGCCGGAGATGAGCCACCAGCGCAGCGACCACCGGTCGCCGTACGCCCACCACACGACGTGCGACAGCGGCCCGCCGTCCACGTCGCGCAGGATCGCCCACACCTCGTAGCCGACGAGCGGCACGAGCAGCAGCCACGGCAGCGAGTACCGGGTGACCCGTCCCGGCCGCTGCTTCGCCAGCGGGTCAGGCGCCGACTGTGTCGCCACCGCCATGCCCCTGCTCGTCGGTGGGCTTGCGGTACGAGATCCCGTCCCAGTAGCCGCCCGCGGGGCGGTAGCCGGGCGCGGGCGTGTAGTACACGCCGAGCGCGGTCGTGACGAGGATGGCCTTGGTCAGCCACGACGGGGCGCCGTCGACGACGAGGGATGCGAGCCCGAGCACGGTGCCCAGCGCGGCCACGATGCCCTTCGCGCGGGGCTGCCACGACGCGGGCAGCACGGAGACGAGACGGTCGAGCATGAGCGTTCTCCTGTCAGATGGTGCGAAGGGTGAGGTTCGATGCCATGACTGGCTGCGAGGTGAAGTCGTCGACGACGTCCACCCACACGTAGTAGTTCCCGGCCGGGGCCCGCTCCTCGTTGACGAGCAGCCCGAGCACCGCCTTCCCGGGCGACGGGTACGACGCCGACTGCGGCGAGTACCACGTCGCCGGCGGCGTGTTGTAGCTCGTCGAGACGCCGAGCCGGATCTGCACGACCGACAGGTCGGTGCCGTTGGCCTCCGTGAGGGTGACCGTCGCGAAATCGCTCCGGCCGCCCGTCACGTAGATCGTCCGCGCGCTGCTCATATCTTCTCCATCTCGAGGCGGTAGCGGCTGATGCCGAGCCGTGCCGTGCGGGTGCCGGCGGCGAGGGTCGCCGACAGCTGCAGGTCGTACACGGTGAACGGGTCGCGGACGAACGTCGGCGGGTTGACGTCGCCGACGGCTTCCGCTGGCAGGACGTCCACGCTGGCGCCCGCCAGGACGACCGGCGCGAGGACGTCGTCTGCGGTGGCGGCACCGACGAGCGGCGCCTGGACGACGAGCCCGCCGGCAGGAGCTGGGGCGGGCACGTCCGCGGTGGCCGTGGCGGCGACGGCGTTGACGGCGCCGACCCTGCCGCCAGTCACGACCGGTGCAGGCACGGCGCCGGTCGCGGCAGCCGGGACCGCGGCGACGGACGCGTTCTGCACGGCCGACACCGCAGGGGCTGGGGCGGCGGCGGTGGCCGTGGCGACCTGCGCGTTGACGAGCCCGTCGACGGAGCCGTTGAGCGTCGGGCCGTATGCGTCCGCGAGGGCAGACGCGGCGACGGGTGTGACGGCCGCGCCGGTGACGACGGTCGGAGCTGCGGCTGCCGCTGTCGCCGTGGCAGGGACGGCCGCGACGGACTGGCCGGCGTTGACGACGGGCGCGGGCACGTCGCCGGTGGCGGTGGCCAGAGCTGCGGCGTTGCTCACGCCGGCGGCCGTGGTCGGCGCGGAAACGGCCGCTGTGGCTGTCGCGGCGGTGGCCGTGACGGACTGGCCGGCGTTGACGGCCGGGGCTGCCACGTCGGCCGTGGCGGTTGCTGCTGTGGCTGTTACGGCTTGCCCGGCGAGCACTGTCGGGGCGAGCACGTCCGCGGTGGCGGTGATCGGTGCCGGGCCTGTCGTGACGATGGTCGCCGACACGGTCGGGGCCTGGACCCCAGCGGACGCGTCTGCGCGCACCGCGGCGACCTGCCCGAGCTGCGTGCCCGACACGCTCGGCGCGAGCACGTCCGCGGTGGCAGTCGCCGCGACATCCGCGACGAGAGCGCCGCCGGCGACTGCTGGTGCCGGTGCGCTGGCGGTCGTTGTGGCCGCTGGCGCGGTCGTCGACGCGTCCAGCCGGGCCGGGGTAAGCGCCAGCTGCAACGCCGTAGCGGAGGCTGTCGAGAAGTTCCACGTGGCGGTCTGCGCGTTCGTGGTGCCCGTGTTGATCATCGGCACAGTGCCGACGCCGATCGACCCGTTGAAGTTGCTCGTCGCGTACCTCGTCGCGCGCAGCACCGAGTCAGGCGACAGGGTGACCGACGACGGGAACCCGGTGGAGCCGCCCTTCATGGCCGTGACGGTCAGCGCGAGGCAGTTGCCTTGGGTCGTCGTGATCGCGGCCGCGTTCCAGGTCGTGGAGGCTGTGCCGCTCGAGGCGACCGCGCCGACGACATTGACGCCGCCCGCGTCGCTCCACCACGTGCCGAGCGCGACCGTGTTGTTCCCGGACGTCGGCGCCGTCGGGTAGTTCACCGTCGGGTTCGCGTCGCCTGCGGCGTACTTCTTGCCGTAGATGGCGATGCGGGCGTTGCCGCCGCCGACAGTCGTATCGGCGAGGATCGTCGACCAGCCTGTCGGTGCAGTCGACGCGTTCGACCCGCCGCCCGCGAGGGTGACGATGATGCCGTAGTCGTCGACCTGCACGGTGCCCGGGATGGTCAGGGTGATCGCTGGCACGGTCGAGGTGCCTTGCGCCCCGACGGACGCGCGCAGCGCAGGCTGCACAACCGCCGTGGTCGTCGGGGTGTTCATGGTCGCGGTCGCTGTCGCGACGACGGCTTGCACCTGCACAGGCGACCCGATCGACGGCGACGCCACGTCGGCGGTGGCCGCTGCGACAGTCGCCTGCACCAGTGCGCCGCCCGCCACCGACGGCACGCCGGCCGCGGCCGTGGCTGTCGCCGCGACGGCTTGCACCTGCGCCCTCGACGTGACCGTCGGGGCGAGCACCGCCGCAGTGGCCAGGGCGACCACAGCCAGTACAGCGGCCGCGCCCGTGACGACCGGGGATGCGGTGTCAGCGGTCGCGGTCGCGGCAGGCGGCCGGACGCCGGACTGCTCGCGGATCGTCGCGAACGCCATCACGCCCGCGCCGTTCGCGCCGACCGTCGTCGCCGAGTACGTCGGCGCGCCAGTGCCGCCCACGGTGACCGCGCCGTCGATGTGGCCGTAGTAGATCGTGTTCGTGCCGGTGCGGCCGCCGTAGCGGGCCGTCGTCGTCATCGTGACACCGGACTGGGTCAGCGTGATCCCGGACGCGCTCGCGCTGTACGAACCCGAGGGCGCCTTCGACGCGACATGGCACACGAGCCGGTCATCGACCGCCGACGTCTCCGACGACCCCGACCCGGTGAACGCCGTGCTCGTGGTGTCGGTGTCGGTGCCGAACGTGAGCTGCTGCGCGAGCAGCGTGTTCCCGGCGGTGGCCGGCGTGTAGCAGGAGATGCTCGCCTCGCCGACCGTCCCGGACGTGAACCCCGACACGGTGACGGTGCCCGTCTCCGTGCCCGCCGCGGTCTTCCAGAACACGTGGATGCGCATGCCGCCGGCCGCCGAGCTCGACCCCCAGAGGGTCCAGCCCGACGGCGTCGACGGCACCGCGGAGGAGTCAGACGACGCCGCCAGGAACAGGAAGTCGCCGGCGGTGATCCCTGCCGGGTACGCGGGCACGCTGGAGGTGGAGACGGCGGCCGCGCCGCCCTGCGCGACATACCCGGGCGCAGCCACGTCAGGCCATCGAGGAGTCGGGGCAGTAGTACGTGTAGGTGCCGGAACCGGCAGTCGCCGTCGTCGACACCTTCGGCCGGTTCGACCAGGTCGCCGACTCGTTGAGCCGCTTCGTCGAGCCGAGCACGCTGAGCCGGCCGCCGTTGTGGTCGATGGCGTTCGCGGTGGCCATGTTCTGCCCGTAGAAGTTGCAGCCGATCATCGTGACCTCCCCGCCGTTGATCTGCACGAGCCCGTCCTCGGCGACGTCGGGGTTGTCCATGCCCTGCCCGATGTGCGTGCCGTAGAACATGCAGGCGCCGTCGTCGATGCGGATCACGGTGCCCGGCGCGGGCCCCGACAACAGCCCGTTGACGCGGGTCGGCTTGTAGCCCTCGTAGACGCCGCCATAGAACGACATGACGGAGGACGTGCCGGTGACGCGGATGCCGCGCCAGCCGTTGAGCGCCGAGCAGTAGATGTAGCCGACGTTCGTGTTCGTCATCGACTGGAAGTTCATCTGGTACGAGTTGCCGGCGTAGGTGCCCGTCTGGGCGCTGCTCGCCGACGGGCCGATGTTGACGTAGCCGCCCATCCACAGCGAGTTGTCGGAGCCGCCGACCGTCAGTTGCGAGTCCCAGAGGTTGTTCATCGTCCACACGCCGGTGAGGTTCACCTGCGTGAACCCGGCCTGCCGGTCCTTACGCCCGAACACGGCGCGCATGAAGTTGAACGACAGCGACCGGAACTCGCACGCGTACAGCGTGCCGCCGCTGACCGGGTGGTCGAGGAACTGGTGCGTCGAGGCGCCCGAGCTGCCCTGCACCGCGAAATCGGACATGAACACGTCGTAGATCGAGCCGGTGCCGTTCCACCACGACGCCGTGCCAGAGGTGATCGTGCCGCCGAGCGTGATCTCCGGGCCGACGTAGTTACCCGACGCCAGCTCGGGGTTCTTCTGCCCGGAACGGAACGCGCCGATGACCTTCAACCCCGAGTACAGGGTGCGCGGGGTCGTGAACGACAGCGGCCGGTTCGGCAGGATGATCGGCGGCATGTTCGTCCCGCCCGACGCCTGCTGGTCGGCGATCGCGGACGTCAGCCGCGCGTCGTCCGTGCCCGTGTAGCGGGGCGAGTCCAGGTAGAACCCGCCCGACGAGATCATGTCGGCCTTGTCGGACACGAAGTTGATGCCGTCGTTGAGGGTCGTTGCCCATCCGGTGGAACCGGCGGTGGGAAGGGTTGGCCGGTCGACCATGTCATCCTCCGAAGGGTGAGAGCGGGCGGGTCACGTTCAGTCGCCGTATGGGGTCACGCCGTAGGGGTTCTGCCCGTATCCGGGCGGGCCCGTCGTGACGGCGGGTGCGATGACGTCCGCAGTCGCCAGCGCGGCCAGCGCGGGCGTGCTGACGCCGAGGCCCGGGCTGACGGCCGCTGCTGTTGCGGCGGCCGCCACTGCCAGAACCGGAGAGCTCGGGTCGACTGTGAAGCGATCCCGGACCCGAGTCGCAGAGACCGTGATCGCCATCGGATCAGGAGACCGTGACGGTGGCGATGCCCGCGGAGTCCCAGATGATGTCGAAGGACCCGCCCGAGGAGACGACGTCGGCGCCGAAGTCGATGTACGCGATGAGGGGCCTCGTCGCGTCCGTCGCCGGGGTCGAGTCGTAGATGACCGCGTAGCGTGCGGTGATCGTCGACGCCGGCCACGACACGTCAGCGCCGTCGAGCATGAGGACGTTCGTCGCGCCCGTGTAGGTCAGGGTCGGCGTGCCGAGGGTGGCGCCGCCGGCGGTGTAGCCGGTGCCCGTCACCTCGTTCGTCACGGACGACTTGTACTGGTGGGTGTCCTGGTTGGGGGTGTACGTCGACGTGCACAGCATCACCTTGATCGTGTCGCTGTTGAAGTCGATCTCCTTGTTCCATGCGGACTGGTGGGCGAGCCCGTAGAACTTGCCGGAAACAGCCATGGTGATCTCCTATTTCTGTGCAGGGTGAGGCGACCCGCGGCCGGTCGTGGCCCGGGGGACAGGGGGGTTGGTTCAGGCGCCGAGCTTGGCGCTGAGAGCTGCGACGACGGCCGCGGCGACCTGCTCGGGTGTCGCGCCGGGCGCCGCAGCGGCGGCGGCCGTGGTGACCGCCTGCTCGAGTGCCGGCTTGAGGTAGCCGAACAGGTCTCGGGCGACGGCGGCCTCGTCGATGTCGACGCCGATCTGCTTCGCCATGGCGGCGGTTCGCAGGTCGGTCGCGACGATCCGCGCCCACATGCCGTAGAGCGCCTCGTCGACGGGCGTCGGGTTGCCGTTGCCGGGATCTTGAACTGTCATGCCCATGAGCGGGTTCTCCTGCTTCTCGATCAGCGCGATCTGTTCCTTGGCCCAGGTGATGCCCTGCTGCCACGTCCGATACACCTTCGGGTCCGGGTACTCGTCCCGGCCGCCGTAGCCCCACATGCCCGCGTAGGCGGTGCCGGGCGCGCCCTGCCCGAGGCCGTTATATCCGCGCTTCTGCGCGAGGATCTGGTACGCGGCCGGGGCGTTGTGCGGGCAGCCGGTGAGCACACCGTGGTGATGCGACCGCGTGAAGCCCTGCGCCACCGTGCGGCCCCACGCTGCCGGTGCGCCCATCTCCCGGGCCACGGCGATGTGTGCCGGGCTCGTCTGGTACAGCAGGTCGTAGACGCCGCCCTGCGAGTGGGTGCCGCCTGAGGCAGCCGCCCCACCGGTCAACTGCCAGATGTCGATGTTGCTCTGGATGAGCCCCATGGCCTTCAGCAACTGCTGGTAGACCGGCAGCCACGCCCGGAGGCAGTCGCAGCCCACCCACCTGTTGCCGTAGGCGTCGGTGTACCAGCCGTAGCCGGGAGTCGATGCGGTGGGGAGTGTGGTGGTTGTGCCGCCCATTCGTTCAGCCTCCGAGGATCTTCGTCGCGGCGGCCGCGCCACCGCCTGCGATCAGCGCTACGGCGCCGGCGACCTGCCACATGCGCCGCTCGATCCCGCGGATGCGCGTCTCGTGGTCGCGGACGTCCGAGCGGATGTCTGACAGCGCCGGGTCGACAGTGTTGGCGAGCTTCTCCACCGACGCGTGCATCGCCCGGATCTCGGCGTACATCTGCGAGGGCGTGATGATGACCGAGCCCTCCGGGATCGGCGAGGGGCCCAGGTCCGGCGCGGTCATGACGAGATCCAGCGGAACCGCAGGAACGTCAGGCCGGCACCGCCGACCGTGTTGAGGTTGCCGCCGCTGGTCTGCGTCGCCCGCACCTCGATGTAGTCACCGGCCGCGAGCGCGTAGACGATGGGTGGCGTGCTGGCGTCCGTCGACGAACCGCCGCCGACCGGAGTCACCTGCGCCGTCACGAGGTCAGTCGCCCCGTTGAGCCGCAACGCGACCACGCGGATCCCCGCGCTCGAGGAGCCGTTGAACCGGACCTGCCCGACCATCTCGTATTTGCCGGCGGTGCGGCACACGAGCCGGGTGTTGTTCGTGACGTTGTCGTGCGATGGGGAGTCGCCCGACTGCACGACGTCGAACGTCTCCGCGTCGAGGTTGATCGCAGTCGCGACGGACGTCGTCAGCGTCTGCGCGGCCGTCGCGTAGGCCGAACACTGCGGCGGCGTCTCGAGGAAGTTCAGCACGTCGCGCAGCAGGTTCAGCTTCGCTGCGACACCGGTCGACTCACCCGGCGCGAACGTGGGTGCGGTTGGCACGGTTCCCACAAGGGTCTCCTGTCAGTAGGCGAGCGGGTAGGAGTCGAGGACGCCGTACGTCGTGTCGTCGAGGATCAGCGCGACCATGTGCTCGTACGGGGTGGCGTTCACGGTGATCGTCCATACGTCCGGCGTGATCGTCTCCGCGTAGCCCTGCACCGCCTGGTTCAGCGTCGACGTCGGCGCCTGCGACGGCATGCCCGTCACGGACACCCGCGCCCCGATGTCGACCGCCGAGCGGATACTCGGCGAGTAGGTGGCGTCGGTCAGTGCGTCCAGGTCCAGCCCAGAGAACCGCGTCCGCGGCTCGCTGCGCGTGTTGAGCCGCCACGCGACCGCGTCCCGCACGTCGTCATCCGACGTCGTCACGATGTCGAGATCCTCCGTCAGCGGCCCGTTCGTGTCGACCGACGTCTGGTCGACCATCCGCACCGTCGCGCCGCCATCACGAGAGCCCGTGATGATGTTGCGCACCAGCTGCAGGTTCTTCGTCAACCGCGCACCCGCGCCGAGCATCCGAGACGGCACAGTCACCGCAGGCGCCGTCGACGCGTACGAGCGGGCCCGGTTGTGGAACGTGAGCCGCCCGTCAGCGCCCGGGAACAGCAGCCCGGCCTCCGTCGCCTCGATCTTGCGCATGTAGTCCAGCGGCGACATGCCCGTCGTGTCGATGTGCCCGACGCTCGTCGAGTTGCCGACGTCGAAGTTGCACCGCGCGGCCGGCAGCCCGATCCACGACGCGACCCGCGACAGCCGCTCATCCGACCGCTCGCCGGCGAACCCCGTCGTGAGCGCCTCCCGATGGTCGGCGATGCTGCCCGCCGACAGCGGCGTCGAGTAGGCGGCGACATGCGACAGGGTGCCCGTGAACGCCTGTGTGCCCGGCACGCCACCGATCGTCAGCTGCGTAAACGGTGTCACCGCCGCAGGAGCCAGAGGCGCGCTGCTGCCCTCCAGCGCACCGTCGACGTACAAGCTCAACGTGACAGCGGAACCGTCACCCGAGAGGACAGCCGCCAGGTGATGCGTGAGCCCGTCGTTGAGCGCGGTCCCGCCGACGACCGTCGCCAGCGTCCGCAGCCCGTCCTTCCACACCGCATACGGCTCGCCCGGGGCCGCGTTGAACCCGATGCTCAGGCGCGTCCCGAACGCGTCCGACAGGGTCGCCGCCGTGTTGTCCAGGACCGACGTCGTCGCCGCGTTCGCCTCGAGCGTCAACCCGCCCGTATACCCGGACACGCCGACCGTCGGGACGCCACCGCCGAGCATCTTCCCATTCGCCAGAGACGCCGCCGCCAGCGTCAGCGCCGTCCCGCCATCCGTCGGCGCACCCGTCGCATCACCGAACACCAGGGTGCCGCCCGAGCCGATCTGCTGCACCGAGAGCACCACCGGCACGTCGCTGTACACCGACGACACCTGCGTCGAGTCCGCCTTCTCCGCGAGGGGGAAGTGCACGACCGGAACATCCAGCGCGAACGTCTCCTCGACGACCGACCGCAGCTTCTGACGGGCCCCGATCCGCGAGAACATGTCCGCCGCCGTGATCGAGGACTGGCTGTAGTTCTGCGTGCCGCCCGGCCACTCGATCGGCCACTCGTCGACGTACCCGTCGAACCGGGACAGGATCACCGTGGACGCCTGCGACGTCGTGAACGTGCCCAGCGTCGACCCCTCGTCGAGCATGACGGCGTCGACCCACGTCTGCTGCCCAGCCGTCGAGCTCGTCGTGCACGACACGTACAGAAGGTGGCTCACCGCCGTGGCCGTGAACGTGATGGTGATCGTCGCGAACGCGTTCTTCGTCGACGTCGCCGTGCCGGCACCGACCGACGCGACCCGCAGCTGGATGTCGGGGACGCCGGTCGCCGACCACACTCGGGCGCGGGCCGTGTAGGTGCGGCCGATGGTCAGCCCCGACACGGTGATCCCGCCGTACGAGGCGGTCGCGGCCGCCGTCGGCCACGTGATCCGCAGCGCCTTCGTGCCCACGTCGGCGTGCGTCGTGTCGTTCGCGACAGCGGCCCCACCGGACGCGACCCACGAGCCGACAGTGCCGCCCTCGAATGATGCGTTCTCCGCGGACAGCATGTTGTACGCGCCGCGCGTCGACATGCTCCGGTGCGTCAGCCGGCACCGCCGCTGCGGCAGCACATACGGGTAGTAGGGCGAGCTCGAGTCGTCCGGTGTCAGCGCCCCGTCGGTGTTGTCGAGGGTCACCCCGGCCGTGCCCGTCTGCGCGATGTCGTACTCGTCCTCACGGCCGCGGCGCACCGTCACGCCCGCTTCGAGGTCGAGCCGCGACGTCAGGTCAACCCACGCCGGCGTCGCATCGTCAGGGTTCGTCGCGAACGCCACCTCGAACCGGAGACCGTCGGATGCCGAGGTCATCGCCCGTCCTGCCTCTCGATCCGCACCTGCGACTGCCGCAGCTCGCGGCCGTCGAGCAGGATCTTGACGACGAGCGCGCCGCCGCCCACGGCCGCGCCCGCTCCGGCCTTCCGGGCGAGCTGCGCCTGGTTCAGGATCTCCCCGGCCGTGTCCGGGACAAACAGCTCGGTCGTCGCGTTCCACGACCCGTCAGGGTTGTCGCCGACCGCATACGGCACACCCTTGCGGACAGGGCCGCCGGAGGCTTTGTGTACGACGGCGTACATGCGCTCGGCCGCGGCCGACGAACCGGCCGTGCTGGTGGTGTAGCTGAACACGGTCGTGACCCGGACTATCGTGTTGTCGGGGATGTCGCGGATATTGTTCGCGAGCCCGCGCGCAGCGCCGGCCGCGCCGTGCATCTTGTCTGCGGCGGTCTTCGCCCACCCGAACCCGGGCACGTGGCTCAGTGCGTCGAGCATGTTCCCGATCCAGTCGGCGACGGTCGCGAAGCCGTTGATCAGGAACCGGAAGAACGGCGCGTAGATGGTGTTCCACAGCCAGCGCGCAACCGCCGCCACAGCCCTGAAAACGCTGTCGACGATGTTGCGGAACGTCTCGCTGTTCTTGTACGCGTAGATCAGCCCGGCCGCCAGTGCCGCGATCGCGATGATGACGATGCCGACAGGGTTCGCCGCCAGCACGAAGTTCAGCGCGGCCTGCACTGCAGTGAAGACGCGGACGATCCCGGTGATGACCTTGAATGCGCCGATGCCGGCCACGACCGCAGACACGAGCGCCCCGACGATCGTCGTGTTCTGCCCGATCCACTTCGCCACGTTCTGCGCGACACCGACGACCCGCGCGAGCACGTCACGGAACTGGCCACCGGCGCCCGTGCCGTTCTGGAACTCCGTGATGAACTTCTTGACCGCGCCCGCGATCTTGTCGAACACCTCGCGGGCGATGATCCCGGCGTTGTTGATCCCTCGCAGCTTGCCGTCGAACTCGTTCATCTCCGAGTTGCCGGCGAACGCCTGGAAGAACACGGTAAGAGCCTTGATGACGACCTGCAGCCCGGCGCCGACCTTCGGCAGCACGCCGGCCAGGAACTCCGACGCCTTGCCCAGCCCGTCCTTGATGAGCGGGATCGACGGCGCAATCGCGTTCGCCAGGCCCTGCCCGAACGTGTCCTTGAACGTCGACACCATGCCCGACAGCGACTGCGACTGCTTGTCCATCAGGCCAGAGAACCGCTCGAGGCCCTTGCCCGTCTCGAGGGCCGACATCATCTGGCCGAGCTCCTTCTTGCCGAGCTTGCCGGCCTGCGCGAGCTTGACGACCTCCTCCTTCGACTTGCCCGTCGCCTTCGCGAGCAGGTCGTATACGGGGATGCCCGCGTCGCGCAGCTGGTTCAGATCCTCGCCCGTGATGCGGCCGGCGGCCGACATCTGCTGCAGGGCGACCGTGGCCCGCTGCACACCCTCGGAGCCGGTGCCCATGCCGGACGTGACGTTGCCCAGGGTCGTCATGATCGGGATGACCTTGTTGGCGTTGATGCCCGCGGAGATCAGCGACGACGCCGCCGTCTGCAGCTCGGGGAACTCGAACGGCGTCTTCGCGGCGAACGCCTGCAGATCCTTGAGGAACGCGCCAGCCTTCTTCGCCGACCCGAGCATCGTCGTGAACGCGATCTGCGCCTGCTCGTTGTTCGCGGCCACCTCGAGCCCGAACTTCGCCCCGGCGATCCCAGCACCAGCGAGCACGACCCCGACGCCGAGCATGGCGCCGCCCACGACCTTGCCGACCTTCGCGATGCGCGAACCGGCCGACTCGGCGTTCCCGGCGACCCGGGAGAACGTCTCGGACGCGTTGCGGTCCCTCGCGAAGATGTCGAAGCCGATCGAGGCTGCGCTCACTGGTCAAGCTCCTCTCTGCATCTCCGCGGCGGCTTCCCGCTCGCGCTGGTGGTGCACCTCAAGGGCGTGGCACAACGCCAGGAAGTCACTGACGGACAGGTCGTCTACGTCGGCGGCCGTGTAACCGAGCACCGACCCGAACGCGAACAGCCACCGACGCCGCAGCGCCTCTAGGCTTTTGGGTCGTCCGCGTCCTCACGCTCAGGCTCGACGCCGCGGGCGACGAGGTCGTCGAGCTTCGCCTTGCCGATCGCGTTCAGGTCGCCACTGGCTGACATCGCCTCGAGCCGGGCACGCAGCCGGCCCTCGCTCTCCTCGAACGCGTTGTCGATCTCCAGGTCGCCGAAGGTGAAGTCGAGCCCGTCCCAGGGGACGGTCGACAGGCTGCGCTTGAGGAGCAGCCAGAGCAGCCCCTTCCACGCCTCGCCGTCCATGTCCATCAGGCCCTGCATCAGCGGGCTGACACCCGAGATGGCGCCGCCGGACACCTTCTTGAGGGCGATCATCTCGGACGCCTTGAGGTCGTCCAGTACGTCGATCTCCCACGTCCGGGGCTCGACGCCCTCGGGCTTGTACGTGACCTTGAACCTTGCTTCGCTCATGACAGGTGGGCTCCTGTGTCGTGGTGGATTTCAGCGGGTGATCTTGTCTGCCACGTCGCGCACTGCGCGCTCGACGTGCTGCCGTGCCCGAGGCTCGGCGTCCTCGAGCGGCCGGGAGATCCAGCCCTGAGGGATACGCTGCGTCACGCCCGTGCCGGCACGGCCGAACACGGGGTGGCGCAGCAGCCCTGCGTCCATGCCTCGCAGGTTGTAGGCGTTCGAGACGACGAGCCGGACCCCGACCGTCCTACCCGACATGCGGGTCTGGGTCATTCGGGAGGCTGCGACCCGGGCGGCGAGGCCGCCGCGGGACGGCAGCACATCTCGGGCGGAGGCGCGCACCTCGGCCGGCAGCGAAGCCGCGACCCGCAGGATGCCGCCCAGCAGCTCGCGCCGAAGCCCGCCGCCGGAGCCGGCGGCCCTGAGCCTCTTCGCGACCCGCTCGAGCTTCTCGCCGCCGGTGATCTTGACGTCGAACATCAGACGGCGGTGTCGGTGCTCATGTACTCGGCGATCACGGCGCCGT